CAGAGTGGATGAAGTTGAATCCCATGAAGCTGGAAATCTTGCCATCCACCAACACGGGTCGGCTGTTGTAGTCCAAGCTGATGGCCTGGGCTTCGTTCAACAGGTTGTCGTGCTGCTGGGCAGAAATTGCCATGTACAGGGTGTCGTTATCCACATCCACGTCGGCTTGCAACAGGATTTTCTTCGCGGCGCGCAACTTGGCAATGTTCAGGCCAGTAGCGGCAGAAGCGCCCGTGGTCGCGGCAACCGATTGGCTGTTGCTGTTGTAAGCGTAGAGGGTCGCCGTGGCCGTGGTGCCGTTCTCGCCGGTGTTGTTGGCGTTCAGGATGCCGCTGATGATTTCGTCGTCAATGGCACGGCCCATCGCCATTGCGCCCGCCATGGCATACGGCCCGGACGGGTCGATCAGCATGCGCAGCCGGTCTTGGCTATCGATCAGGTCGGCCCAGTCGTAGTCGTTGGGATAAATCCAACGCTTGTCATGGGGGGTGCTAATCAACGGGGTGTCGCTGTGACGCGACTGGTTGCGGACGGGGGTGACGGAACCGAACTGCTCGGCCATCGAAGCGGCTTTGCCGACAAACGAGTAGTTCTGAACAGCACCACGCAAACGTGAGCCCTGCTGTTGCAGAAGCATCATTACGTTCGTGCTGTACTGTTGTACAAACGCGGTATTGACTTGGGTTGACATGATGGATGTCTCCTATCGAGTTAAGATCAAAGTTCGCTGCCCTTTAAGGCGGCTGCGTTCCTTGGCTTGTCCTCGATAGGAGGGGCCGGTAATACGGCTTTCCGGCGCGGGGCTTTAGTCGTAAATACCGCCCTTTTTCGGGGGGCGGCCCAACTTCGGCTTGTCCGCAGGCGGGGTGTTTTCCGCCTTTGTGACGAAACTATACAGAGTCGTTGCGATAATCACAACCCCTTCGACGTTTTTATCCGGGGCTTGCAAGGTTGTAGCCAATTTCAGGCATTCGATTCGGGCGTCGATGTCGTCCATGCCTACTGCTCCGGGTAGGCGAAGCTGTGCAATCGCTTCATCTCATCCACGGCAGCCACGTCCTTGTTCAGGTAGCGGGCCACGAAGTTCTTGTCCGCGCGCAGTTCCTGAATCTTGGCCTGGGCTTGCCCTGGGGTCATCGCGCTGCTGAATCCGGGGGCGTTCTGCCCACCAGACACGAAGCTGTCTTCACCTGCCTTTGAACCGATCTTGTCCAATAGCTGCATGACGCCTTTGTGCCCCAATGCGGCCTGCAACTTGTCGATAGTCGGGGCATCCAGGCCCAAAGACGACGCCACATTCTTGGCTACAACAACTTTCTGGTCGTGCGCTGCGCCCCATTCCGCCTTCAATGCCGCCTCATCTGCCTGGAATGCTTGCAACTTGGCCGCTTCGGATTGCTTGGCCGAATCGCCCATCGTGCCATTCCACCAATTGACCAACTCCTGCCCTTGCTTGGTGGATAGCCCCAGTTCGTGCATCTTGGCTGCCGCAGCTTTGGCGAAGGCGGGATCGCCGCCCACTTCGGGAATCGCCAACTTGTAATTGTCAGGGGTGTCGGGTCGGCCCAGCTTGTTGTAGAACGCGGCCATATCTTCGGGGCTGGCGTTCTCGCCGGGAAGGACAACAGTTCGACCCGCCCTGTCCGCGCCCAGCAACTTTTCCAGATTGCGGTAGCTTTCGACTACCTGCGCCGGGTCTTTGAATCCTTTGTTCTGGACGTAGCCTACGGTGATTTCGTCGGCGTTGGACAGCCAAGGGATCGGCGCTTGCTGCGGACTGGCTGCGGCTTGTCCTGCTGCCTGATCGATGTTGGTGGGGGCGGGGGAGACTGGTGCGCCTTGTCCGCTATCTGCGGGGGCTTGTACGTCAGACATGACTTACTCCTTTTTTGGGGTGGGAAGGGACTGCGTGTAAAACTGCCAAAGCTGATCGTCCGTAAGCTGCAAATGCCGCTGGATGCGCAGCCAGACTTCCCTGCGCCCTTCAGCCACGGCATGCGCCCGTGGGTCGTCGCTGTAGGTGGATTCGTTGGCGCGGCAGAACTTGGCCAGATCAGTCAAAACTTCCTGTCCGGGCGGGCACAGGAAGGTTCGGACATACGCGGTTCGCCGCTGGGCGAAGAAGTTAAAAAGGTTCATGGCATATCCGGCCAATAACGATTACCTTTGGAAATGTTCTCTACTCCGGGAATTACCCGCAAATTCAACTCACAGTGCAGACCACACACCTTTTTAGATACCAAAGGAACTATATGATCGACATGCCACTGAAACCCCGTAGCTTTACTGCGTTTAGCTGCTAGGTCGTAGGCTTCCTCGATGAAAAAACTATTCGCCCACTTGGGGGTTGCGTTTAACTTTTGCGTTCTGCGTTTTACACAACTGGCTTGCCTCTTGTGCGAAAAGGTTTTTGCCCAGGCGGTAACCGCAGCTTTATGCGCGTCGGGGTTTGCCTTTTGCCACGCTCTAAGACTTTCTGCCAACATCGCCCTTTTTTCTTCTGGCATCCCTGCATATCTGTTTTTGAAATAATCAGGGCGTTTCTGGAACCACGCTGCATTAGCTTTCTTCCGGCAGTCCTTGCACCGAGACTGCCGCCCATCACGCTTGGAGCTACACTTAGCGAACTTGTCCAGCGGCAAGGCGCTACTACACCCGTGGCAAGTTTTCATGCAGCAGTTTGGTTCGTAGGTTGAAGTGCCTTAACCATCGCCGCCGCACCCGGAAGTGCTTGCGCTACCGTTGCGCCTGTCTGCGCTTGGTTCCGCTGCTGCCTCTTAGCCGCGATGGTTTCTGGATCAGCAATCCAACGGAACGGTGTGCCATAGATGTCAGCCACTTCCGGCAGCATTGTGTCCATCGCAAATACATCCAGAATCGATGGGTCTTGCATTTGGGCGGCAATTTCTGCCGCGAACTGCAACGAGCGCAGACCCCCTGCTGCTTCCTCGGAACGCATGGCGCGATTGAGGGGGGCGTCGTATTCGATCTTGTACTGCGCCCCGGCTTCTATCACTTCGGGGGGCGCGGGCGGGATACATCCCTGCTGCACCAACACATCAAACTCGCGCTGGATCATCGGGCCAATGCCCTCGGACTGGAACCGCCCCATCGTCGGAGAAAGCAGTGCGCCTTTCTCGCGGGCACGTTCCAGCACTTCCGTCGCCGTCATCTGAGGCGTATCGACAAGAATTTGAAAGAGCGTGACGAGGAAGGTGTCATTGATCGCCATCCGCTCGTCGTCCATCAACTCTTTGCCGATCTGGAAGTCCCCGGTCGGCAGCGTATGAACAAGCGGTTTGCCTTCTGCCGTCACTGCCCCGTAATTCACAGCACCCGACTTGAGTGTTAAGCCACCCAATATCCCGTCATCGTGCGCCAGCAGGACAGGATCAATCGCCCGGTTGCCTTGCTTGAGCAACAGTTTCTTTTCTTCATTCAGAACCCGAATCGCCGGCAGCACGTTCATCGCAGGCGAACGGCCATACAACTCCCCAGGCGCCGTGATATAGCGGGCCGTTGAGTACGGCATCGTCCGATACCCGGACTCGCTGACGAGTTTCTTGATGTCCTTGACGACGTAGTAACTGGCGAAGGCGAACTTCTTCGGCGTCAGTGCGCTGTTGTCGTAGGTGGCACGGGGCTTGACGATATGCAGCATCGTCACTTCTTCCTCCGGCTTGACCTTGAGTTTGGCTTTCAGCGCATCGTCCAAGGCTTGTTCGCCCCACTTCTGGACAATCTGCCGTAGCGTCATCTTGAACCGGCGATACACGGTATCGACAATGCCTTGATGGTTCTCCGCGAAGAACAACTCGCCCAGGTGGATATTCCGATACCGCAGCCCTTTTCCTGTGGCCAGCGGGTCAGTGAAAATGCAGCTTGTGCCAAACGCCCCAATGCCGATATACCCGTCATGCTGCTGACTGTGATAGTTGGCTGTCGGGGCATAACGGTAGTGAAACAGCAGATCATTGACCTGATCGAACCACAACTGCACACGACGGATTTTCATCAGGTCAGGATCAGTCGCCTTGAGCCTGTGCCATTTCCCGTTCCGTGGCGTCAGCATCGACTCCATCGCCGCCCCAAACCGGAACAGGGCTGTGTTCGCTGTTACGTCAAACTGATCCTGATGCCGCTGTACTCCGGGCGTCGTGTTGCCCTGAGAGTAGAAAGATGTGCTGTAGTAAGGTAGGACTAGCTTGGATACTTCTTCCCAATGCTTTTCCCAGATACCGCGCTTCGTGGCAAGGTACTCAAAATCCCGCAGAAGGTCGGCAACGAGTTCGTCGTTATCGGTCTTGGGATTGTCGATTGGCTTTTCGGCGGGCTGCATGGGGGTCGGGGCTATGCGCCACCCAGCAACTTGGATGAACTGGTCGTTCCCGTACTGGCCAACCCCGCCCCGCCAGTCAAGATCGTGCTTGATCTGCCACGCAGGGACGCCTGCCGTGCGGCCTCTGCCGCCGCTTCGGTTGCTGCCGCTGAATTGGCCAACGTGGGGGCCACGGGGGGAGGCGGGGGTGCTGGGGTATCTCC